CCCAAAGAAGAAAACTTCATGTGGAACGCTTATGGCATCGCATGGCCCTTGGCAGGCGATCCTGTCATGTCTGAAAAGGACAAACAGCATGACACCAAAAATCTTTGAAAGTCCCGACAAGGGTGCTACAATATATGCACGTGAAACAGGTACCACAGAACGTGCAACAATACGAGAAGATCCTAGTACAATAGAACAAATTCGTGAGTCTATGATATGGGGCCAGATTCGTCGCAGCACACACCCAGCAATGGTAGAATACCGTGAACGTTGTGTAGAACTTTACCACCTACTGAAAGATGAAAATGGCAGGCTCCCCAGATAAACTATACATTGGCTATGAGATGGAACAGTTCGACAAGAAGAATAGAAACTTCTATGACGAACTATCAGACGAAGAAAAGAAAAAGTTCAGTCCGTTCCTGATGATACGGTGGGGTTCAGACGTGCAGGGCAGCAATGACATGCAGGCCTACTACTTGATGAGTCTAAACGAAAGACTGAACAAGAACTTCTTTGACATCAGTACAAGCCAGCACAAGAAGTTTCAATGGCTACTAGCAACCACAGTAAGTCCAGGCATGGGCAAACAGCATCACAAGTGGCTGGCAGCAAAGAAAAAAGATAGTGCAAACAACAAAGCAGAAAAGTTTTTGGCAGAGCTATACCCAGAATTGAGATACGATGAAATTAAACTACTCGCCAGAATCAATAGTAAAGATGATCTCAAGCAACTTGCAAGAGCACACGGATGGGACGACAAACGAATCAAGTCCGACCTATAAGTGCCGTTACTGTGACAAACTATTTCGCAAGGAAACTACGCTTGCGTCACATCTTTGTGAGCAAAAACGCAGAGCGCAACAACAAAACGAAACAGGAGTTCAGTTTGGATATAGAGCCTACAATCAATTCTACCAGTCAACACAGTCATCCACCCGCAGTAAGTCTTACGAGGATTTCGCTGCTAGTCCTTATTATAGTGCTTTCATTAAGTACGGACGATATTGTGTGGCTATACGTGCTATCAATTTTACTAGTTTTACTACCTGGCTCTTAAAGAACAACAAGAAACTAGACTACTGGTGTAAAGATAGTCTATACGAACAGTGGATGTTGGACTACTTGAAAAAGGAAATGCCACAGGATGCAATGGAACGTGCCATCAAGGAAATGACAGAATATGCAGAAGCACACCCTGAACTCAAGAACGGTTTTAACGACTATTTTCGCTATGCTAATGTTAATAGGATATGCCATCACATTGCAAGCGGCCGCATTAGTCCTTGGGTTATATTTAATTGCGATAGTGGAGTGGCCTGCTTGGAGAGAATGGATGAAGAGCAGATCGCAATGATCCTGCCCTATATTGATCCCGACACTTGGCAACAAAAGTTAAAAGACTACGCAGAAGAATCGCAGTGGTGCAAAGACATACTAAAGGCAGCAGGACTATGATTTATGTAAATGGCGATAGCTACACCGTTATGTCAGGCGGAAAAGTCTACAGTGACTATCTTAAAGAAAAGTTAAACACAAAATCTATCAACGCAGGGATTCCAGGGTCCTGTAATTCTCGGATATTTAGAACTAGTCTAAGAGATCTAATAGAATTAAAAAAAACAGAAAAAGATATTACTGCGATAATATCGTTGAGTTTCACCATCCGGTCAGAAGTATGGGATGAAAATATACAACCCACTAAGTGGAAAAATTCCAATGATGGGGGATTTGCAAGTTATCAATTTGTAACTGGACTAGATTGGTTGAGCTCTACGGTTTTCCCATCCGAGCTAAAATCCTATGCTAAAGAATGGGTAACACAATATAATATTGAGGCAGAAACTACTACGCTACTCCAGCAGTCAGTATTACTGAGTAATTGGTGCAAATTAAATAATGTTAGATTGATATTGTTATCATCATGTTTGCAAGAACCGGTGGATTTTAATACCCCTTTTATTAAACCATTTTACGATGAATTATTTGTTGATAAAAATGTAATAAACTTTTTCACCAGTTCTTTTGTAGATATATGCAAAGATTTTCCTAGAGTATCTAAACATATCCAAGAAATACACGGTAAAAAATATGATATTGGACATATAAACTTTCAAGGTCATGAATATTTTGCTGATTTTTTAATTGAAAATTATTTAAATGAAATTTAAATCAGACATCGATATCGATTTCCCTAACAGGGAAGGAGCACTAAAATTACTCCAGCATACGCCTGCAGGAATTATTCGTGATGGAAAACTAATCAAGCACAACACCGGTGTATATGTAACAGATATTCCCACAGATCCTTTTGTGGGCTGTGCCAGCATTGATCACAAACTAGCAGAAGAACGTGGCTATGCCAAGTTGGACTTCTTGAATGTGTCGTTATATACACAGATTAAGAGTGAGCAACATTTGACAGACTTGATGGCTAAAGAGCCAGACTGGGCTAGAATATATGACCCCGAGTTCTGCGCTCGCTTAATTCACATTGGCAATCACTATGATACACTATTAAAGATGCCAGAACCTGTGGATACGATTCCTAGAATGATGATGTTCCTGGCCATCATACGGCCAGGCAAACGTCACTTGATTGGTAAGAGCTGGAAAGAAGTAGCAGAGACTATCTGGGATGCTACTGATGGGTACAGCTTCAAAAAGTCCCATAGTTGTGCTTACGCACACCTAGTCTGTGTACACATCAACTTACTTTGCGAACAAGAGTAATTGATCGGCGCTTTGAGCGCTTCATGGCCATTTCTTTAAGGCTAACTTGAGGGCCTAGTTTAATCTCAACGTCCTTGCTGTTCATGGTTTTAACACAGAACTTGAACGGTGCCCATTCTGTTTTTAAGAACACATTGATAGGGATAATCCTATTGCTTTCCCACCACCAAGTATCGCCCAACTGTAAGAACAACACCTTTTGTTCAGCAGTTTTCAAGCTGGCAAAATCATAGATTGTAGTGATCTGCTCGTCGGCATTTTGTATAATGCCCACGTACTCGTTGCCTCCGTAGGTAAGTAGGGTTAGATAGGGATATTGCGCCAATAGTTGTTTAATTTTGTCCACGTTTTATTTATTTTTGGTTTGGACATGGGTTTTGTTTTCTTGCTAAATATGTAAAAGGCCCAGAAATGATAACAGTAAAAGCCTACATTTACCCCAATACAGCAGAGGTTCAAGTATTTGATCCCAGCATATTTACAGTAAGGAACCGAGTCGTGTACAGTCGCCCTATCAAAGTCTATCAAGGTGTAGACAACCCTATCCAAGTCCTGTTCCGTAACCAAGATCAAAAGTTTGTTGACCTGACTGGTTACACAGTATCCGCACAGATACAGGATCCCACAAACCAAACGACTGTCAACACCTATGCCGTGACCTTTGCTGACATCACCTCAGGCATGGGCACATTCACACTAGATGCCACTCACATTAACACACTAGAAAATCGTTTCTACAAGCTGACATTCTTGTTGACCAACACTGGCAGCGGTGCAGTATCGCCCCTGTACATAGACGACAACTATGGCGCTACACTGGACCTTGAAGTGCTGCCGGGCTATTACAGCAACTACAGCCCAAGTCCTGAGTTTAATTATGACGTCATTGATGGTGGTACACTATAATGGCAGCGAATCAGATTCAACAAATCTTAGTCAAGCGCGGCAATACTGCAAGTATCAGCAGCTATACTGGTCCGCTTGGCGAACTTGTTCTAAACACACAGACTAATCAGTTGGTAGCACAGGATGGCGTTACACCCGGTGGTCGTTTGGTCACAGGCGATACATTCCCTATTGTTGCCAACTTAACTGTATTACAACGTGAAGTTGCCAACATAGCTGGCATCACAGGTAACGTGGCACAACTAGAAGCCTTCTTTGCCAACGTAAACCTAGAAGAGATCAGCACCACCATTGCAAATATACAGATTGCAGCAAACAGCAGTTACGCTAATGCCAACGCGGCTGCATACCTGCCCATCTACGGTGGCACCATTGGCACCAACCTCATAAACTTTTTAAACAGCAATGGCCAAATTGAATCCGGTGAAACCACGGGTCAACCGAACACCAGCTGGATTGAAATGACTGCCAACATACAGCATGACATTGCTGGATTTTATGCTGCTGAAAATGGGTCAGCACAGGTTTATTCGGCACAGGACGTTCTGCTCTTTTCTAATACCCTTGGCAGCACAGCACCATTATGGACATTTGATCGCACTGGTAATTTGAATCTGCCATCCACCACAGGCAGGATCCTGTTCCCTTACAATGAGAACAGCAACGCCATAATTGACTACAGTCAAGACATTGGACAATTCTTTGTAATACAAAACAATTTTGTAGATGGTCACCAAGGCATCAATCTTGACACTGATAATGCACAGGTAACAATTTCATCTAAGAATTCTGGAGGACATCCTCTTTATGTTTGGAACTTTGACTGGCAAGGTCAGATGCATTTCCCTGATAATACAGTACAAACTACTGCATACCAGGGTCCTGCGGGACAGACCAGCTTTGCTACTGTAGCAAACGTAACCACTGCCAACACAGCACTCAAAGGCTATGTTGACAATCAAATTACCTTATTGGTCAATAGTGCTCCTGCTATACTAGACACATTGGGTCAGATTGCCACTGCCATACAAAACGACGAAGGCAACATCAGCACGATATTGACCAATATCACAGCAACCAATGCCAATATAGCCGCAGCAAATGCAGCCATCATCACAGCCAACACAGCAATGAAAGGCTATGTTGATGCAGTCACTACAGCATGGACTGCCAACGCTGCCACACAGCAGGGCTTGATCGCAACGCTACAAAGTAATGCAGCCACACAAGAGAGTGAAATTACTAGCATCAATGCCAACATCACGGCGGCCAATCTAGCAATCACCGCACTACAAAGCAATGCAGCCACACAAGAAGGTGAAGTAACTGGCTTGCGTTCTAATATCATAGCAGCCAATAGTGCAATCACCGCACTACAAGCCAATGTGGGCAGTTTCTATACCTATGCCAACTTGAACTATGGCACCAGCAGTTACGCCAACGCCAACGTTGCGGCATACTTCACTAGTGGGGCAAGCGGCAATATCAAAACCACTGCCAACGTGATTGCTACAACTTTTATGTTTGCCAATGGTGTTAATATTCTAAGCACCGTTGCAGCCAGCAGTACCTACAGCAATGCCAACGTTGTGGCCAACTTACAAAACTATGCGACTGCGATTAGTAGCACAGCCAATATCGCAACAACTGCAAACATGATAGCGCCCAACTATCTATTTGCTAACGGTGTCAATATCTTATCCACTATTGCGCCAAGTAGCAGTTACAGCAATACCAATGTTGCTGCATACTTGACTACTCAAACATTCTATAGCAACACCAACACAGCCGCTTACCTAACCACTGCCACTGTCACAACCACAGGCAACATCACTGCTGGTAACTTGACCACAAGCGGTACTTACACAGTGGCCAATATCACCACAACTGGTGCTTATGGTAACATTACTGGCGCCAATGTAATTAGCGCCAATACCGTACAAGCCTCTAGTTTTAACTATGCCAATGGTGTAAATATCTTAACTGGTATTGGCGGAACTTATAGTAATACCAACGTAGCCGCATACCTAACCACACAGACATTTTACAGTAACAGCAACGTGGCCAGTTACCTTGTGGCCAATCCACAAGGTAACACCTATAGCAACGCCAACGTGGTGGCCAACTTGGCCAACTACGTCACAAACATTGTCAGTACAGCCAACATCACAGCCAACTACTTTGTTGGTAACGGTGCTGCACTCAGTGGCGTGAACTATGCCAGTATTGGCAACATCTACGGTTCAAGCAGCAACGTGACACTACAAGCTGGAAGCTATTCGTGGACATTTGACAACACTGGCAATTTAACTATCCCGACAACAGGTAATATCATTTACGCCAATGGCACTGTGTTTACAAGCGGCACAGGCAGTAGCGGTGGTACACTATATACCAATGCCAACGTGGTGTCAATGTTGGCTGCTAACAGTATAGTTGTTCTTGGTAATGCTAACCCATATCCAACACAGTCAAACATCACACAGTTGTTTGTCGGTGGCAATACAACTATTACCAGTGGCGGCGGATCAAGTGCTGCCCAAACGCAAATACTAAACAACGCTTACTTTGGCAGCAACGGTGCTATGTATACTCGCAACACGTACTCTGGTGGTGCCGGCCAATTCTACATAGACGGTGCTAACTTTTATTGGAACGCTCAAGGTACTGCTACTGCTAACGCTGTAGCCGGTATGGGCTCAAGAATGAGCTTGACCAGCACCTTATTGTCTACCATAAACAGTGTGGGTATTAATAGTGCTGGTTTAATTACTGCCAGTGCCGGTCTAGCAGTTAACAGCGCAACTGGTATTACAACCAACCAAACGTCTATTCCAATTGTTAATACCACCGCAACATCAGTTCAGTTTGCTGGTGCTGCAACTACTACAACAATAG